CGCTCCCGGTTATTACTTTTTCTTTGCGGCTGCTTGTGCCGCTTTAATTGCTTGTGCTTGTTTTACTGCTTGCTGGCGTGTAGGATAAACCTTACCATGCTCACCGTACTGCCATCCTTTTCCGCCCCTTGGGCCTGTTGCTTTGTGTATAGGCATTATGCTTCCTCTTCTAAGTTAGGTAATCCTCGTGCTTGTTGTCGCTCATCATCAATAGGGCCACCAGGTTCTTGACTATCGCAAGTTCTAATTGGACTACAAGTAATATCGTACAAATCACAGTAGCCAACAGGATGGCTTTCAATGTCTGCCCATTTGGGTGTTAATGGTAAGGCACTGGCCTTTAGATTGTAAGTATCAGTTGATCGAATACATTCACGGACCTGTGTAGTATCCCAATAATGATTACAATTCATACATAAACGCCCGCGAGCATCACCTTCTTCTACTCCCCATAAGACTGCTTTTGCTTGCCAAAAGTCTGTATTGGGTTGGCGTGGATCTGCTGGCCCAAGTCCATGTTCTGCGATTGTTGTAAGGTGATTCGCAATATTAAGTTGGACATCTGTAAGAGGCAGGGGACATATTAACCCCTGCGTGGCTCCATCATTAATTGCGGCTAATGCCTCTTCTAGTGTTGAATAAATCATTCTTTTTCTACCCATCCTGCTAGCATGGCTTCACGCTTGCTGGCAAAATCAATTACCCAACCTGATTCGCCAGTTGCTGGATTGTACAATTCTTCTGGTTCTTCAAATGGTTCAGCACTATCATAAGGAACAGTTGTTCCGTCCTGTAATGTTACTGTCTCAGGCAGGATTATATCAGCATCTTCGCCTAGCACTTCGATGATTTCGTGGTCGATTAATTGTAATACACGAGGATCAGTTGCGGCACTCTTGGCCTTAACTAAGCGTTCTATTTCTGCTTGAGTATCACGCATATTGAAAGAACCTGGGTAATCAATTGAACCTTCCCAAGCATAGCCCATGTATTCTGCCCACAGTCTCCATATTTGTTCTTCGGCAAGTTCTAAGTTATCGGCTTTCTCGCTTAGTCTAGCATTGAGTAATTGGAATTCTGTTTCCATAGCAACACCACTTAATGTGCGGGCTTGTGTCGCACGAACTGCTCCTGTATTGGCCATTTTATCAATAGTTTCAACAGTATGCTTGATTGACATGTAAATGCTATCAACACTAGCACCACCAAACTCTAACAAATATGGTTTTAATCCAGGATCTAAATTCTCGGGCATATGGATTAGGCTTCCAGCACCAATGCCTGCTTGTGTTTCTGGGGTCTTAACTAGACTAGGATGGCTGTCTAATCTAATTGATTGCTCTACTTCGCTTGTGGCGTTGTAGATAAAACGCTGTGCGTCAGCAATGTCTGTAATATCGCTAACACCAATGCCTCGTATGATACTGCGGCCATTGTAGGCAATTACTGCTGGAATCTTTCCTAAACCATTTGGCTCAATGATTTCTTCTTGTATTGTATTGTCTGTAATGTTTAGAGTTGTAGTCTTAATATCAACTGGAGTCCATTCTTTAACAACTCTAACATCTCCATTGACTTCTTCTAGATATTTGAAATAGGTTAATTCATAGCGGCCACTTGCTTGTCGAGCCCATGTCCAATCAAGTACAACTAATGGAGTTAATACTGACACATAAGGACGAACACCCATGGCCTGTTCATCAGCACGGGTAGCGGCACCAACATCTGGCTTGCTAACAATGATCCAGCAATGGCCAAATACGCTGGACCAAGTAGATACATCTTTCATAAAAGCATTTAGATTTCGGCCATCTAAGTCAGCATCCGCCATAAAGTCTTCTAGTTCAGGAAGCATGGCTAATGCGCCAAATTCACGCTCTGGTTCTTGACGGAAAAGAAAACTATTATAGACGCTAATAACACTTTGGCAACTATTATCTAATGGAGTTGCTTTTAATCGTGCTTGGTATTCGCCTTCAGATTCTAATTGGTAACGAGTTAAATGTCCTGCCCTGCGGTATTCTTCTCCGCCAATATATGATTCAAGCAGGTATCTCCATTGTGGTTGATATGTATCATATAGTTTATTGCCACTGGCAACCTTTGATGCTTCATTTGCTAATGTTTGAATTGCGTCCATGTTTAATCCTTATTATCTTAATGCGTGTCCCCAACGCTGTGGTATTGTCAAAGCAGGATCAATATCCCTGCGTACTGGGAACAGGTAATCAACCATGTAACCCAAGGCATCCATCATGTGGTCATATCCGCTTTCCTTATCGGGTTGCGTAGTTCCCTCGCGATAAGTTTGTCGTTCAAGACCCTCAATAGTGTATTTACATTTGGGATGGATAAACAGGTGTGAAACACCCTTAGCATCCTTCAGTCTTGAATTAACAGCATTGATCCTATCACGCACTGGGGTGTGTGCGTTAGGGGCCTTTACTACGAATCCTGCGTTTTGGAGGATGGTGATATCAGTAGCGCCGGCAGCACTGGTTTTTCTTTGTCTTGCGGCTGGATCTGGGTAGACAAAGATTTTGCTTTTGCTATATCTCGTCTTAATTTCTTCCACAATTTCGGTGGTGTTAGAAGAAAACATGCGGATTTCATCGATGACATACAAATTATCTCCTTGACGAACTGCTATTACTGCTGACATTGGATCTATGTTAAAGTCCATGCCTATGTAAATCATGCTGAGGTCTATAGTTCCTTCTTTGGGTGGAACACAATTAACCACACGCTCGAAACTATAATATATGCGTCCAGCATAGGTTTCAAATGTGGCTAAGAACTCTTGTCTAAATGTGCGTTCGTCTAGGTCGCGTTTTGCGGCTTCAATTTCTTCTGGTTTAACATTGCCGCCATCAACTGTTGTATATTGGAAACTAGCCCATGTATTAGGCTGTTCTGTTGGCATTGTATATAGATCATGCGCCCAGTTACCAATGCCTTTGGGTGTGCCAATGAATAAAGCCTTGCCCTGTTTGTCTGCTAGTGTTGGGCGTAGGACTTCTGTCCATGCTTCTTCATCCACATCAGCAAATTCATCCATTACCATAAAGTCTAATCCTACTCCACGCAATGAGTCAGCGTTGTCAGCCCCCTTAAGGCTTATAACGCTACCATTCTTTAAGGTAATAGTAAGTTCACTTTCATTAATCTTCTTGGCCCAGTTAAGATCTTGTAATTTGTGTTTGAGTTTACGCCAAACAATCTGCTTGGCTTGTCTATATGTAGGTGCCACATACCATACTTCTTGGTTAGGTTTGCGGGCATGATAGCATAATTCGCGAATACTTAGGTGTGTCTTACCAAAACGACGCCCAGCAACTACCACACGGAATCTGTGCTGATCATTAGCGATAGTATCTTGCGCTGGGCTTAAAGGCATATTATTTTAGGATTGTAGACCAATCAATGTGGTTAGCAAGATATCCTACAATAGGACCTAATATAAAACCTGCTGTTGCTATACGGGCTAACCAACTGTTTCTAAAAGATTTTAAGTCATCTATATCTTGGCTAAGTTTAGCATGTTGGCTACAACTGGCATCATACATTTTCTTAAGTTCTGCTTTTAATTCTGTATCATTATTTTTAACAGTATCCTTAAGGTCATCTACTTTAGTTTCAAGAATCGCTATTCTTTCGTTTTGGGTAGGCATTAGTCATCGCTCCAAGGTAAAGGTTTGTTACTTTCATTATCAGTTGGACTATCAGTCATACCCAAGATATTTTTCGCTAAGAATATCTGTACAGCCGCATTCATATTCTTACAAGCATTATTCAACATGGCACGGCGCAGGGTAATCTTCAAGTCTTCACGGCCTTTTACAAGATTATCCGCAAAGTTATAGCGTAAAGTGTCTTCCTTAATACCAAAAAAGTTTGCGATTTCATTATCACGACATCCCAAGGCTGCTAATTTTTCTACTTCTTCAGGGTCTATGACCTTCTTGTCTCTGCCTACGGGTATGCCCATAAAAGTACTTTCTACAAGTTCCTTAGGCTTAGGACCTGTTTTGCCTTTTGGTGGGTGTAAGGTTAAATTACCACTGTCTACTATTGTAGAGGCGGCTTGATCTTGTGGTTGATTATCCATAGTAATATTTATTGAGGTCTGGGTAAAAGCACCTCAATAACGGCATCAAGCACTACGGTTTTCTACTTTAACTTTGAAATTACGGCGGTCAATCAAACCATTGGCTGTAGTAATAGCACAAGTTACTGTATAACTTTTACCTACTTGGCCATCACTTAGTTCAATATAAGTCTTGGTATCCGAAGCAGTTTTACCTTGGCTTACTTTAAGCAATGGATCTGGATCATTGATTCTAGCAGTAATAGTATAATCAACAGTATCAATGGTATCACCACTTGGTAACCATTGGCTCCAATCTAGTGTGTAAAATAACTGTGCTTCTGGATCTTTAGTAATCCAAAGTTGTTGGTTAATCATTTCAAATCCTGACATATTATAGTCCTTTAATAGTGTATTCGCGTGTTTCTTCTTCAATTATCCAATCACGCGATTCTCTTGGAATAATCCATTCTGTTATTTCAGCAGGTACAATCCATGTTGCGGCTGCTGTTAGGTCAATAATTCTACCTGTGCTGAGTACAAATCCAAGAGCACTCAATGTGGCTTGTGCTGTTACACGCTTACCTGGGGTCGCACTTAAAGTAACTTGACTACTAATAGCGGCTTGTGCTTTTCTTAATCTTGTAACAGTTACGGTTAATGTTCCTGCTGATGCCTCAAGTGATATGCCTTGCTGGATTTTGTTTAACTGACAAGTTACACTTGCTG